CATTTTCACATAGTATTATACCACAATATCTTGTGTTTGTCAATAGTTTTACACACAAAATATGGTATTTCACCACAGAAAGTGCGATAGGTCAATCTTTATATTGTTACCACGGACGCTGGAAAACCTCAACCTTGCCAGCAGACAAGCTCTGTGCGAACTCTGCCAGCATAGCCATACCATCGGGAACATCATCGTGCTTGTTCTTACCAGCAACAGTGTAGGAGCAGAGCATATCCATCATTTTTCCATAGTCCGACTTCTTCTGATAGAGAGAAGCGTCCTTGAACAGACAATGCTCTTTGACCCACGCACTGTTGACGATGATTTTTGTCTCCTTATTGGCTGTGGTGAACTTGGTCGTAATATGAGTGATACCGCCTTTTTTCTTGACTTCTTCCTGTATCTTCTCGGCAACTCGCCTACCAGCGGAGTTAGATTCAAAGCGACAGGCTTTCACTTTGTCTCGCACAAGGATTTCAGTCAATCGAGCGTCCACAATGTTCGGGAGACCATTATCACAGACACAATCATCAATGTAGTAATCCTGTCCGAACACATAAGCCACAGGAAGAAAGGCATAGTCAGCTCCCTTGTCCTTTGTATCACAGATACCGATAATAGCGTCCGGGTTATCTGAAGGTAATTCAAAGTATCTGCGAAGCTCGTCAGAGGAGTAGACAAGACCCTCTCGCTCAATAGGCTCGTTCATGTACAAAGCCCTCCAGCTCACATCGTCCATGATGTTCCTTTGTTCATGGTAGAAGCGAGTGGAGAATCCGACACCATAGGCATAATCGAAATTCGATTCATCGTTTTCATCGAGAGCCGGAACGACAATGAATTTCGCTCGGTCACTATCAATGTACTCTCGCTCAAGTCTACCGATTACATCGTGAACCGACCAGCGAGTAGCGATGTGGAGTTCCTTACAATGGTCTCCGATTTTTCTCTGTCGAAGGTCAGTGGTGTAGGTCTCCCACAGTTTATCCAGTCGTTCTTTGCTCAATGCAACCTCGATACCCGACACCAAATCGTCACAGTACAGGAGAGTAGCGGCTCGGTACAGACCAGCATTACCAGTACCGATAGAGGTAAACTCAAGGGTCTCGAAACGCTGTCTCTTATCGAGGTCGATACGACAATCCTTTGCATTGGTACTGGACACATTGATTTCGGGGAAAACATCATGCCACAGGTAGTCACCCTCTTTTTCCAAAATACGCAAGCACTCGTCATACACTCCTCGGATAAAAGCATTGGAGTGAGAGCCAGTGAGCATAGGCTCGTTGGGGATTTTTCCGGCAAGCCATGTCAGATAGAAAATAGCGAGAGTGGTCTTACCGCTACCCGGAGGGAGAGAGACAGCCAGCAAGTCCAGCTTATCGTCAGCAAGCTCCTGTAATGCGTCCACCACCTGTTTCAGCACAGGTCTTCGAGGGGGATAGAACTTCTTGTCGGGTTCTCTGTTCCACTCGACATAGAGTAGGTAGCAGTCAAAATCATGGGGTGCGGCTGTGAGTAACACCCTTTTATGAAGACCAAAAAGAAATCTCAAGTCCTTGTCAGATTTCGTAATCGGAATACGATTCATAATCATTTCGGACAGGAGCTTGAGGTATTTTACACCGAGAGCAGTATTGGTCTTCATCGCTTCTTTGCTCATATAATACAAATCCTCATAGGCTCGTGTGCCTGTGGGATTGTTCTCAATCTCGGTATAAATCTGTTTGAGTAATTGCTTCATAATACCTCCAGTAAACAAAAAGAGTGCGTTACCGTCAGAGACCTAAATCTCTGTGCGATAACGCACCCACTTAACATCAATTCTTGATTATAATTATTAGTGTAGCTATTCCTTTGATAATCCACTTAATGAGATAATACACTGCAATCGGAATCATCAACAGGAACATGATAAATCCCTCAAGAAAACTTCTCGGAACTCTCATAGGCTATTCCTCTACAAGCTGAATCTCAAATGTCTGTCCGTCAGAGAACTCAACCGAAACAGGAGAAGTGTCTTCCAATTCAAAAAGCCATACAACATCAGCAGTCACACCACTTTGTACACTGGTGTCACACTGGATATACCCCTCGGTCTTTTCGCCTGTTGGTACGATACATGGGATTTCAACTCCATTTTGGAAAGCCTTAACTGACAGATAATCAGCCGGGATAGCTGTTTCAGAGCTACCGTTCGTGTACTGGGTAAACACAGCGACACAATCTCGCTCGACAACTGTTACTCGTTTACCCTCAACGAATGAGAGAGTGTGTTCCGGCTCGCTACTACACCCGGTCAGCATGAGAACGAGCAGAAGAACAATCGACAGTATCTTTTTCATATTGCACCTCCAGTCAAGATAGGATTGTGTACTCCTCGTACCCAGTCCATATCTCCATATTTGTACATACCTTGATAGAATTTTCTGTTTGCAACAATCCCTCGGACAGTAGACACTTGGAATCGCTTACCCTTACGAGTGCGATAGCCCTTTTCATAGAGCATTTCTGCAATATCGGTAAGAGAAGTACCCCTGTCGTACTCGTAGAACACCAGCTCCACGATAGGTCGCTCCTCGGGATTTATCAGAAGCAGTCCATCTACCACATAATACCCATAAGGCTTATTGCCGCCCGAGTAACCGCCACACTTGGCTTTGCTCACACGACCTCTGCCAGTACGGAGAGTGATGTTTCTTCGTTCCTGTTCAGCAACGAACATCAGCAGAGAACGGTAGATGTTTGCGAAATCGTCTCCCTCGCTGAACTTTTCCTCGGTGGAGAGAAGCGACACGTTCCTCTTTTCCAGTGTGTAAAAATAGTAGAAGTACAGTTTTGTATCACGAGCCATTCTGTCGTTCTTAAAGACAATCACAGCGTCATGGTTCGGAAGCTGGTCTGATTGGTAGAGAATCCTGTCGAGTTCCGGGCGATTGTCCTTTGCACCGCTTATCACATCGACACACCACTGGACAATTTCGTAGTCATGGGTGAGAGCATAGGACATAATAGCCTGTTTTTGGATTTCTATACCGTATTTATCGTCTCCCGACTGTTCCTCGGTAGACACACGGACATACCCAATCGCTTTCTTCACGAGATAATCACCTCCTTATAACACAAATCGTGTTATCTTTTAATCTTTTTCTCGATTTTGAAGTAGTTAAAGTAGTTCAAATCTTGATTTTGCGGTAACTTTCATTAGAAGGGGGTCTATAAGGCAAAAGTCTACGCAAAAACCGATTTTCAACTACTTTTACTACTTCTCACGCTTCACATAGGTAAGCTCAATGTCATATCCGAGAGCTTCCATCATCTGAACAAAGGTCTTGTTCACGATACCCTCTGTCTTTTTCAGAACTCGGTTGACATACTGACCTGTCGTGCCGATAGCTTCTCCAACCTGTTGCTGGGTCATTCCGGCTTCAAGGCACTTCACCTTTACATCGAGTTCAATATTGTTCTTAACCATGATTAGTCCTCCTTTTGTTGGTTTATGGTGTTATTATAACACAAAGAGAGAGGATTGTCAATACAAAAAGGATAAGAAATTATCTTAAATAAGGTCTTTTTATAATTTTGGGGAATTTAAGCCACTCCCTCGCCCCGTGGGTGGCTGTCGTATATCCCCCCGGGGGGATAACTCCCCGAAAACCCCGGACAGCTTCACCAGCTCCGACAACACCCAACAGAAACACCAGCAACACCCCGAACCCATCGCAAAATACATTTAATCAAGATTAGATTTTACATAAACCCGGACACGGTAAACGCAAAAGAAAGAGCCGCATATATTGGCGGCTTTCGTTCTCATTCTGTCGGACTGTCTGAAGGTGTGGTGTAATGCTTCCGGGCTGTGTGGGCTGTGCTTTCCCTGTTGTGGTGCTGGGTGTGGTGCTGTGTCATTGGAGCAAAAGAAAACCGCCCACGCTGGGCGGCTTCCTGTTATTTGTTCATCTTGAGAATTTCACCGAGTACCACGAAAGGGAAAATTAAAATACAGAATATAACCATATTTTCACCCCATTAAACCACTGTAAAACGCTTGTACGTTGTCGGGGTGCTGTACTCGGTGAATAATTCCGGGTGTACTTTCTTAAAGCTGGAAGAATCAAAACGACTGGAGGAAACGGTTTTATTAGTAGCTTTTGCGGCTCCTTCTGTGACCGTTTCACGGTCTCCCATGATGGCGAGAATATCGGTTTTAATGCTGTCGTTCATGGCTTCCAATTCTTCAATTAAACGCTTGTTTTCTCGGTATTCATTACATAATTTTTCAAACTGTGACATAATTAAACCTCCTTCATCAAGCAACATAATTTTTATATGTTGGTGTGTGTTTTGCTTCGTTTCTAATTTCTTTTATAGCTTCGTTTATTAGCTGGATTGTTTCGGGGGTGCTTTTGTACCCTGTACACCAGCCCGGAAAAACAGCGACTAAACCAGCCCCGGCACACTCCAATAAAAACGCTTTAAGCTGTGTAATTTCCTTTTGTGCTTCCTGTTTTTCGGTGTAATCGTCATAGAAACACCCGAAATTATTTTCAATATCAACCGTGAACCCTTCATAATAACCCGGTTTAATAACCACATGGTAAAAGTAAAAGCTATATTTTTCTAATATGCTTTTTATTTCTTCGTAACTCTCCTCCATATCATAACGGCGGCACTCCTCCAGCTCCTCGGGGCTGTCAAAATCTCCTTCGTTATAATCCATATTGCAGTTATAACCCATCGTTATATAATCACTTGTAAAATAATTCACTGCACCCATAATTAAACCTCCATATATTTATAATTATATTGTTTGACCGTTCCGAGCGTTTCCGCTGTCGGTGCTTCTCCTGTGAACCTGTCCACATACTCAACCGGAATATAAAAAGCGGTATAACGTCCAGTTTCCGAGCCTGTGCAATTATAATTTTCAAAAGCATTTAGAACGCTGTCAAAACTGCACCCTTCACAATTTTGATTGTTTTTGTTTATAGGCATATCCAGCCGCCACACAGAGCCGGGGCGAAGGTTTACCGGGCAAAATAGAACCGTTAAACCGTTGTTATATGCCTGTCTTGCTGTCCTTTTGTTGATTCTCTCGAAATTGAACCCATCAACCGAAAAATTGTATTTTCTCATGTTTAGCCCCTCCATTGATTCCTTCTTGTGTCGAAAATTCCGCTTGCTGTGTCTCCTGTGTCACTGGTGTAAAAATAAATCATTTTCGCCCCGTCCACATATTCAACCCGGAATTTTTTAGCCTTCTCGATTATTTCCCGTTCACGGTATCCGGCATTTAATAACAGTGTTTCCTTCTTAAAGAACCAAAAGCAAGCAACTTTTTTTGTTTCCTTGAATGGTGAAACTGTTGTAACCGTTGTCGGTAAAAATCCGGCGAGCGTGTAACTCTGTTTTGCTCGACAATATGCACCGTGACCGAAATTATTAAAGAATGGAATAGCTGTTATATAATTGGTGTAGTGTTCCGGCTTGATAACATCGTTTTCGACTTCGTCCGGCTTGCTTCTCCAGCTTTTGCCGCTGTCCGTTCTGCTGAATGTCTCGATGGTGCGGAAAATCAAATAATTTTCGTTGGTGTAGTTAAATTTTCTGTAATCGTTCATAATAGAACCTCCTATAAAATAATCTTTTTTTGTGTTGGTCTGTTATCCTTTTGTGATTATATTATAACACTTAAAAGATTGTTTGTCAATACTTTTCGGATAAATTTTTAATCTTTTTTGTGTTATTTTTCAATCCGTCCGAGATTGCTATATATATAATAAGGAAGGAACACCCAACAACACCAGCAGAGCCAGCCCGGACAGGCGAAACGGTGCAATTTTGCTTTACTACGATAAAGTGCT